CGATGCGCGGGCTGGTCCTCGGTCAGCTGCGGCAGGTCCATCAGCACCGCATCCGGCGCGCCGAACACGACGGCCCGCGTCAGCGACGCCGCGCGGGTATCGCCAGGCGGCAGATCGTAGGTCGCGCGGTCCTGGCGCACCGCCTCGATGCCGCGCGCCTCGGCGTCGGCGATGGAGACGAGCCGCAGATCGACCAGCCGTCCGTCATGCTCCAGTCGGATCGCGTCGGCCGGATCGAGCGCGAGCCGCGAGGGCGGCAGGCGGAAGACCGCGATCTCCCGGCCCACCCACGCTTCCATCAGTGCGCGACGGCAGCGCCGCTCGGCCTCCTCGGGCGGCACCGCCATCGGGAAGGACTCGGAGGCGATCCGGGTCGTGTCCACGGTGATGCGCCGTGCCTCGACGAGGGCCGCGTCGTAATCTTCGTCGGCACGGGCGACCTGCCATTTCAGGGCCTGCGGCAGTTCGGTCTCCTGGCCGCGCGTCAGTTCCAGCAGGTCGCCCTCGCGGGCGGCGACTAGATCGTCGGGCGCGAGGGTCGCGACGGAGGCCCGGCCGCGCATGACGAAACGGATAACGCCCTCGGTCTCCACCGCGTCGAAGCCGAAGTGGCGCGACAGCGTGGTGATGGAGGCGCGCGGGCTTTCGAGCGCCGTGATGGCGTAGCCCTCGACCGCGCCCCAAAGCCCGGTGACGTCGATGCGATCCTCGGGCAGCCCTGCGCGCAGGCAGAGATGCCGGACCAACGCCGCCAGCGACACCGCGCCCAGCCGCCCCGTCAGCCAGTGGCCAAGCCGCCAGTTCGCGCCGTCCGTCCAGACGTCGGTCAGCGCCGGGAAAAATGGATAGGGCCGCGCGTCCCAGGTCCAGGCGGCGCATTCCGGCACGTGCACCATCCGGCCGCCGTAGACCGAGGATACCGGGTTGTTCGCGGCCTCGCCCCACCAGAGATAGGTCGCCTCGAGATAGGCGCGCTGGATCGCGTCGTCGCGCCAGCCCCGCGAGAAATGCGGCGTGAAGCTCTCCGACGATTTCGGGTCGAAGAAGACGTTCGGCTGGTTGGTGCCCCGGTCGATGGCGGGGCAGCCGAGCTCGGTGAACCAGATCGGCTTGGACTGCGGCAACCATGCCGTCGGTGTCGCGCTCTCCACCCCGCCCGGGCGGTCGTAATGCGCATTCGACCACCAGGCGCGCAGGTCCTTGTAGCGGAACACCCACGGCTTGCCGGCAGCGCCATCCGTGATCGCGGTCCGCACCTGTGCAGTTCGATCCGCCGCGCTGGCATAGAACCAGTCGAAGCCTTCGCCGCCCGCGATGTTCCCCTGCAGATAGGCCCGGTCGTAGATCGCGGGCCAGCCCTCGGCCGCGTCGGCATGCCCGAACCCGTCGCGCCAGTCCGACAGCGGCATGTAGTTGTCGATCCCGACGAAATCGATCTCCGGATCGGCCCAGAGCGGGTCGAGGTGAAAGAATGCGTCTCCCGAGCCGTCGCCCGGCTGGTGGCCGAAGTATTCCGACCAGTCGGCCGCGTAGCCGATCCTGGTGCCGGACCCGAGAATGGAGCGCACATCGCCAAGCAGATCCCGAAAGGCCTGCACGGCCGGATAAGTGGACGCGCCCGAGCGGATGGTGGTCAGCCCCGGCATCTCGGTCCCGATCAGAAAGGCATCGACCCCACCCGCCGCGGCACAGAGATGGGCGTAGTGCAGCACCATCCGGCGCAGACCCCAGTCGCCGGGCGTGCCGATCCAGCTGACGCTCTCGCCCGAGACGCTGAAGCTTGCGGGCGTGGCCGCGCCGAACAGCGCCGCGACCTGGCTTGCGGCCGTGGCGGTCTTGTCCACGGTCCCGGCGTACCCAGCAGCCGGAGAACAGGTGATCCGGCCCCGCCATGGGAACGCGGGTTGACCGGTCTCCGCGGCGCTGTCGGAATACGGGTTCGGCAGCGTGTTGCCGGGCGGCACGTCCATCAGGATGAAGGGATAGAAGGTGACGCGCAGCCCGCGCGCCTTCATCTCCTGGATCGCCTGCACCACGGCGAAGTCCGACGGCGTGCCGCCATAGACCGGGCGATCCTGGTCGTCGCGGCTGACGAGGAAGGCATTGGCCCGGCTGACGCCGTTCACCGACCAACTGGCAGGCGTCGTCGACTTGGCCGACACCTCGACGCCCGGCCGCACCTTGCAGGACCCCGCGCGAAGATCGTCGCCGAACCAGGCGACCACGAGGCTGACACTCTCGACCGCAGGCGCCATGGCCTGCAGCCAGTCGAGCGCCACCACCATGTCCGTAGAGTCGGCCAGCGCGTTCAGGTTCTCGGGCACCGTCGCGCCGCCATCGGTCTTGCGGATGCCGGCCGTGGCGTAGGTGAACTCGCCCGAGGCCGGGATCATGGTGACGGCGCGCGTCAGTCCCTCGGCCGTGTCGGGATCGGCCAGCGGGCGGAAGACCTCGAAGGAGAGCTGCGGCAGACGGTTGCCGTAGTTGCCAAGCGCCAGCTCCTCGAAGACCACATAGGCCGTGCCGCGATAGGCGGGGGTGTTGGCCGCGCCCATTCTGGCCGCGATAAACGGGTCCGCCGTCTGCGCCTCGTCGCCGGGATACCAGCGCCAGGTGACGCCCGAGAGGTCCATCGGCTTGCCGTCAGCCCAGATGCGCCCGATGCCGGTGATCGGGCCCTCGCAAAGCGTCACGGCGAAGCTGGCATAGTAGAGATACTCGGCGGTCCTGACCTTGCCGCCCCCGCCGCCCTTGCCACCGCCCTGCGTGGTGGTCTTCGTCTCCTCGCGGAAATCGGTCGCCCAGATGATGTTGCCGCCCATGCGCATCCGGCCGTAGAGCCGCGGGATCACCGCGCCCTCGGTGGCGGAAGTGATGCGCAGCGTGTCGAGCCGCGCGCCTTCGATGCGCTGCGTCGGCGCCAGCGACGAGATGATCCAGCTGTCGACCACCGAGCCGATGCTGGAGCCGATGAAGCCGCCGATGGTGGCGGCGCTGACGCCGAGGATCGCGCCGCCGATCGAACCGCCAATGGCGGCGCCGGCCGCACCGAGAACGAGGGTGGCCATGTCGGGGTCTCAGCGTTGCGGGAACAGGAAGGCGAAGGCGATGCGCCGCCGCCAAGCGTTGGTGAGCGGTTCCTCGATCACGCCGAGCCGCTCGTAGGCGTGGAGGAAGCTGCCGGGCCCCGTGAGGATCCCGACATGCTTGGCGATGGCGCGGGGCTTCATGCGGAAGAGGACCAGCGCACCGGGACCGGCCTTGGCGGGCGCGACCTCGATCATCATCCGCCGCGCGCCCTCGGCAAGAACCTCGCGCGGGCCGGTCTCGCCCCAGTCCCGACTGTAGGGCGGGATCGGGAACGGCTCGGGGCCGACGACCTCGCGCCAGACGCCGCGCGCCAGCCCGAGGCAGTCGCAGCCGACGTCCCGCAGGCTCGCCTGGTCGTGGTAGGGCGTGTCGAGCCATGACCGCGCAATGGCGACAACGCGGGTGGGATCGGCGGAGGTCACAGCACCGACCCTTCGTGGCCGCCGTCTTTGGTGGCATAGCGGAGAACGGCGTCCTGGCCGGGGATGTGCGGGAAGCCGCGGAAGTTGACGGTGTTGGCGAACTTGGCGCCGCAGGTTTCCATCCGCTTGTCGCAGCCCGCACGGATGGTGAAGGCGTCGCCCTCGGCGATGTAGCGCACCGGCGCCTCGAGCAGGGTCAGCACGGCGATGCCGTCCGTCACGTCATGGCCCAGCACCTCGGTGCGCCGCCCGGCGTTCGCGCCGCTGGTCCATTCGAGCGTGCCGAAGGTGAACCAGCCGGAGTCAAACCCGCCCAGCCCCGAGGCGGTGAAGGCTCGGTCGCGCAGCAGATCGATCACCGCGCCCGTGCCCTTGAAGGCCGGGTCATCCAGATCGACGCCGCAGCGCGCATCGCCGAGCGCGGCGTCGCAGGTCGCCTGGAAGGTCCGCCCGACCGTCTGGCCCAGCACATGCGCCAGCGAGCGCACCTCGGCGACGAAAGCCAGCCGCCCGCGCCGGATCTGACCGATGGCGCCGCGCCGCATCAGCACGCGCTGTCCGGTGTCGGCCCAGTTCACCCGCCAGACCTCGACCTCAGCGTTGTCCCAGCGGCCGTCGAGGATGTCGGTCTCGGTGATCCGGTCCGAGGTCAGCACCCCCTCGGCGTCCTGCGCATCGACCGAGAGGTCCGAGCCCGAGCGGACCTCGGAGGCCGTGAGCCCGCTCTCGGGCTCGAAGTCGGTGCCATCGAAGCTCAGCGTCCGGTCGTGGTCGGTGAAGCCGAAACTCGTGCCGTCCGCCCGCGTGATCCGCCAGCACCAGGCGAGCGTGGTCGTGCCCTCGTCGAGATGGGCCTGCAGGGCGGGATCGAAGGTCTTCATCGGCGCAATTCCAGAAGCGGGATGGAGGTGATCGAGCCGAGCCGCTCGAGGTCGAGCGTCACGTCGAGCACGTCGGTGTCGAAGCGGACCGGCACGTCGAACTCGAAGCCCGCGGTGATCGGGACGCCAGCGCCCGGCGCGCCGCTGAAGGTGACTACGCCAGTGGCGGTGTCGACGGACCAGCCGGAGGGCTGCTCGACCCCGGCGAGCGCGATGCGCACGGTTCCGGTCACCGGCTTGGCGATCGCCCGCGTCCAGGATTGCGCACCGGAGGCGTAGCGCTTCACCAGCTGGAAAGCGGTGGTCGTGCCATCCCCGGTGCCGATCGCCTGGTCGGTGGGCGATGGCGTGCCCGAGGGCAGGCAGGACTTGTGGTCGCCCCAGTCCTTGAACCGGAAGCCATGCAGGCGGCCATTGCGCGCTTCGAAGAAGGCGACGACCGCCGCCAGATCGTCGGCGAGGCGGATGCCATAGGCGACATCGTAGCGACGGCGCGAGTTGGCCCAGCTGGCGTTGCGCTCCTCGTCGCCCGAGGCGAGCTCGACGATCTGCGTGCGACGCTCCGGCCCGCCCCGCGCGCCGCGGCTGATGTTGTCGGGAAACCGCACCTCGTGAAACGCCATCACATGCCCCTCCGCCCGAGCGACACGGCGCGGGCGATGTCGGCCGCGACTTGCGTGCGGGACTGCCGGAAACTCTCGGCGTCACGCGCCATGATGGTGACGTTGACCCCGCCGCCCGCGCCGTAGCTCTGCGCCTCGCGCCGCGACAGCACCCGCTCGCCGCGCTGCAGGATCGCGGGCACCTCATCGTGGCGAAGTCCCGCCATGCCGCCGCCATGCATCCGCGGCGCGTCGGCGAAGGCCATGGCGGGCACCATGCGTGAGGGCCCGGCCGAGCCGACCGTGCCGCCTGCGTGCAGGACGTTGGCGAAGATGCCGCCCGCCCCTGAGAACACGCCCGAGAGCGCATTGGCGATCGGCCCGAGGATGAAACGCCGCGCGGCCAGTTGGGCGAGATCGGCCAGCAGCGAGGTGACGAGATCGCGGAAGTTCAGCTTGCCGGTCCGCACGAACTGGCTGACGGCGTTCTCGGCCGACTGGAAGGCGCTCACGAGACTCTGGCCGATATCGCCGCCGATCTCGCGCGCCTTGCTGGCGTAATCCGACAGCGCCGCCGTGACCGCCTGCCAGCCGGTGACGGCTGCCTCGGTAGCGGGCTCTGCCGCAGCGGCGGCAGCTCCGGCCGCCGCGCCTGCATCCGTCGCGGCACGTCCGGCATCGCCGAGCGCCGTCTCCAGGCGCTCCGCCGCAGCGGTGGTCTCGGCCAGCGCATCGGCACTGGCCTGATCGGTGCCGCGCACCGCGTCGCGCAGCGCCTGCCAGCTTTCGAGCGGCGCGCGGGCCCCTTCGGCCAGATCGCGCGCCGCGCCACGGTAGACATTCGCGGACTCGAGCGCCCGGTTTGCCGCCTCGGTCAGACCGAGATCGGGCGCGGTGAGCGGGTTGTCCTCGAAGGCCCGGTCGAAGGCTGCCTGCGCCGCCGTCGTGGCAGCACTGGCCGCGCCCTCGAACCGGTTCTCGATCTCACCGAGGTCGAGGTC